TCAGTGTAACAGTAATAATATCCCTTCTTACACTTTTTCATCAATAAAAAAGTAAATTACTCTTTATTATTTAGAAAACCTTGCTTTAGCATTTTTTGAAGTTCCGAAGTAGAACCTACAAACACTGCGTTATTAGTGACGTTGTTTGTAGTTTTCTTTGCTTCATCTTCAACATCTTTAAGTTTCTTCTGTAGATCAATCAGTTTATCAGTTGTATCAGCAACACTCTTAATCAACTGCCCTGCGACCTCATATGCCCTCGGACTGCCTCCTTCACCTGCTACCTCCATAATACCGTTTATTGCCTCCTGACCCTTTTCTATAAGGGAGTAGAGGTTAGCACGACTATAGGTATAATCCTTCTCTATATCATCTTCCTTAGATTTAACAATCTCTGGTTTTTTAACCGGTTTTGTTTCCACAATATCACTCTCAATATTCAGAGCATCATCTATAGAATCATAATTATTATTCATGATAATCAAATATCCTCTTGTCTAGTAGGACTATAATCTTTAGAGTCTCCAAAGAATTCCCAGTTTTCAGTAAATCCAAAATCATCACCTGGTTCTGCAGTAATTGGGTCTGGAACAGCAGTATATCTAACCTCACGTTTTGCGGTTTGAGTATTTGTATCAGCATACAGATCTGCCTGAACCTTACGAATAAGACCTTCAGTAGACTCGGCAATTGGACCGAACAGATAAGTTTTTGCACTAAATCTCAAAGTATAAATGAGTGCTCTTCTTGTTTGAAATGAACCCTCATAATCATCTTGGAAATCAATACTATCAAGAACAATTGGAATATCTCTTTTTTCGCCAATAGAACTGACTAAATCAACTGTTAGATTAAATGATGGTTGAAAAAATGGAAGTATCTGTTCAATAATTTGAAGAGCATCATCATTTAATTTGCTAAAAATATTAAGTTCAAACTCAATATTATAAGGAACTGGCATAAACACTTTTTTCGTTTTGCCATCAGTTGTATCAACGGCTTTGAAAGTTTGTGTTACTCCTGTTTTTCTAGTTGCATCATATTGAATTCTTGTCATCTCAAATGACATTCTTGGAAGAGTAATTGCAATTGATTTTGTTAGTTGCTCTTGTTCTTGAATCTTTGTCAAGAACTTCTGCATTGGTCCATAGGATAGACCAACTTTTGTTTCATCTAAAATAGTTCCATCACTCTTTGTGTGTCGAATGGAAATATCATTAAACAAAGTTCCAAAACTAATAATAGTTTTTCTTATAATTTCGTGATAAAAGTATGTTCCTAACATTAATAACTACCAAATGGATTTGACTCTGTAAAATCTATAATATTATCTGCCTCTGTTTCTATCTCTTCATTAACGTCATATGGGTTATCATAACTTTCTGTATCATAACTTGCAACAACATATCTAGCTGATGATATTGAACCAACTATAACTTCACCTGAACCAAACTTACCAGTATTTAGTGCCACTCTTAAGTTGATTGGAGGATCTATTGTACTAATATCAAAGTCTCTTCTAAAGTCTCTAACGACCGCTGTTACACCTGTAGTTTGTCCAGTAATGGTTTCATTATAAATGAACGTTCCAAAACCAACCGTAGAGAGTCCTGTAATATTAATAGTTGGTGCTTCTGTATATCCAAAACCAGGTCTGGTTAAATTGATTGAGTCAACTTCACCACTACTAGAGATATTTGCAACTGCTGTTGCAGTTACTCCAGAACCAACAGATCCATCAATTATTACATCAGGTGTAGTTGAATATCCCTTTCCTTTATTATCAATTTGAATTCTGAAAATATTAAATTCCTCTGATGTATTTACAGAACATGTAGCAGCTGCTCCAGAACCTCCACCACCAGAAAATGTTATTGTTGGAGCAACTGTATATCCAATACCAGCATTAATAAGTTCAATTCTTTCTATGGATTGAACATTTCCAACACTGGTTGTAATAGCAACTGCAGTTGCGGTATTGACTCCAGATTGTGGTGCTGAAAATGTTACAATTGGTGCGGAGGTATATCCAAAACCATCATTATTTAAGAATACTTCTGAAACTCCACCAGTTGCAAGGATAGGTGTTGCGGTGGCAGTAACAGCAACTCCTGTAAGAGTTAAGGATGTAATATATCCTTCATCTTCTACTGTGTTATCAACTTCTTCAATTGCAGTATCAATGAGTTCATTTTCATATTCATAAAGTTCACAACTTAATTCATAAACATAATTTGTTCCGAGTTGATAAAAAGGTTTTTCTGATTCAACCCTCTTAATTTCGAAAAGTCTTTCACCAAGTGGAAAATAAATTAAATCTCCTTCCTTTGGTCTTGTAATTAAATCTGCAAAATCATATTCAGTAATTTTTCCTTCTCTAATACCAGAAGAAATACCTTCTAAAAATGGTGCAATAAATTCTTCATATTTTTCTCTGGATATAGTCAAACTTATTTCATTTTTCAATCTAAGACCAAACTTGGTCATAATATCACTATCAGGAGCATATCCATCATAATTATTGATATACGCTTCCATCATAAAAACATCATCAAATTTCGATGATTGTATTTCACGAATTATATTATCAGTTTTAAAAATTTTTCTTGGTAGATAATAAATTTCTATCCCATAAATTTTTAATTGCTCATTAATAAGATCTTGAACAAGAAATTGTTCGTTTGGAGATCCTTGAAGAAAAAATGGATTTAACGACATGACTACTAACCAATAAGATCAAGAGGTGGCATTTCATAGTCCATTGCCATTCTCTGTTTTATTTCATCCAACTCTCTTTGCCCATCATCATATAATTGTCTACCATTTAATTCAATTCCACCAGGAAGTTTTACCCCCTGAAATTTAATTAAGTTTTGACCCCATTGTTTTTTAATTGCAGAAGTAAGATATCTTTTTACAAAACTGTCGTTAAAGACTTTTGAGAAATCATTTGGATCTAATGCTCTCTGACAATCAATAACAAAGAATGTATCTTTAGTTTGAGCACCCCAATCTATATCAAGATATAATCTGTTCTGTCTTTTATTAAATCTTATTTGCTTATCTGTAGTAAGAAGGAAATCTATGTCCTCAAGATAAGTCTTTGTCATGGCATATTGCAATAATTCAACAGAATTGAAATAATACAAGTCATTTAAGAACAACTGATATTTGATACTGAACATTCCTCCAGAAATGCTACTAGTATCAAACTTAAATATTTTTTCTACACCAATTACTGAATCGGGAACTTGAATATAATTTGAATTTTCGTAGAAATTAAATGTTGTTGTTCCAAATCCAACAATATTTGAGGTTCCGGTTGTGGTTGTTATGCCAATACCATCTGTTCCACTTGCCTTTCCTCTATTAATATCATCCTGAGATATCTTATACTTAAGATACATTCTCTCCACACCATCATAATGTCTCTCATTAAAATACTGTAAAGTATCGTCAAGTAGGTCTTCAACCTGCTCATCAGCAACATTAATTTCTAAAACAGGAGCACCAAGTTGTCTGAGACAATACTCCTTCAATTCTTCTCTGGTAGTTGGTTTTGCCATTAGAATTCTCCTCCATCAATTAATTCGGCTTCAAGTGTTCCAAGTACAGTTACACCAACACCAGTAGTGGCAAATTTCTCATTGCCATTATAATATAATTTTACATCTTGATTCTTAGTAGCTTTAAGATATCTCTCACTATTATCTGTTGTTTTGAGTGCGAGTGAATCACTACGAATATGAAAATCGCCCGTAGAATTTTTTATATTACTGTTAGTACTATCATGCCATATCTCAAGATCATCATTATTACCAAATTTTATTCTAGCATTATCAGTAAACTCTAAATCATTTTCAGAGGCATCAAATGTTATATTCTGACCTGCAGCTGCACCTTGGAAAATTACATCAGCATTATTGAATGTAGTAACACCAGCAATTACTACTTCATCTAAATCAGTTCGTCCATCAATATCTACATCACCATTGAGGTCTACACTATTAAAAGTAGCAACACCTGAGACATTTAAATTTGTTGATGTTACAAGACCAGCAAACTTCCCATCTCTCCACCTTTGAGTGGTAATACCAATATCATAAGTATTATCAGTATTTGGTACTAAGTTAGATACAAACTCACCACCAATATCAATATCATCACCGGTAGAATCACCAATACCAATTGTACCTCCTCTGAAGGTGGCATTTCCAATAAATTCAGATGTTCCGTCAACTTTGAGATTGTTTGCTACTGTTAAGTTAGATCCAACAAACAAATTACCACCAGTGGTAGTAATACCACCAGAGGATGCTAAAGTAGTAATTCCAACAGATTCAAAGGTTTGATTTACCTTTAATCCATTTAAAATATCAACGGCAGCATTTATATCTAAAGCAGATGAGAAGGTTGAAACCCCTGCTATCGTAATCCCTTCTCCGAGATGTACTTCTTTTGCAATTCCAACACCACCACTTACAACCAATGCTCCGGTGGTTGTTGAAGTTGATTGAGTTGTATTAGAAAATGTTGCAATACCAGTAACAGTTAAAGATGCGGAATCGATCGCATCTGTCATGAAGAATTTTTCTGTAGATAGATCCCATACCAGGAGCATTCCATCTTCAGTTTTTCTACTCGATTCTACGTCAGTTAAATTAACTATTCGTGTTGGTGGTGCAGAAGCATTAGATAATACACGAATGACGTTCTGAGAACCAATTCTGTCGTTAATATTGGGCATTACCTAGTTACTCCCCCTCGTAGTAGTGCTGTGCCTTCGACAGCTTTATACTCTCTACCAGCATTTAAAATTTTTACATCATATACATATCTTCCTGGTTTCAAATCGACTGTTTGATTTGCAGTCATTGAAATTGAAATAATTCCCTGATCCGGACTAGTGATTGTAGATGCAAAAGATACCGATGTAGATGCTCCATAATGTTTTCTCATTTGTGCCGTTGTAGAGGCATCACTGAGGTTTAAAGGTGCATTTGTTCTAGTATCCTCCAATTGGAAAGATGTATCAAAATCAAATCCCTTTTCAATCACTATATTGGATACATAAACAGCCATTATTATTGATGCTAATATACCTCTAGATATTTATATCATTTCACCAGGCAATCATTTATTTAGGAATTGTTTTAATAACCCTTTGATTTCTTCAATATCTTTTTTCATATTATCTAACTCTTGTTTTTGAGATTTTTCTAACTCAATTTTTTTTAATCTTTGATTATACCCAATAGTGTCATAATTTAAAATTGCACCACTATCCTCATCTCGATAAAGATGAGGATGATCTTTAACTTTTGTTAATCTTGTCATTTAACTGCTAGAGTCCTAAGATCTCTGATTATTGGAGAATTTGCCTGATCCGTTGATGACATAACAATCTTAATGGCATATCCACTAAAATCTTCTAAATCATTTGCGGTAAATTCATACTCTAAGAATTGACCTTTTTCACTTGGAGGAACTCTGGAATCAGATCTTCCATCATTCAACTTAGGATCAACTACTTTCAATTCACCTGAAGAAGTTAACTCCAAATTATCAAATCCTGGGAACAATTCAAATGATTGTTCTATTTCTGCAGAATCCTCTCTGATTAAACTGTAAAGAACTCTTATATCTGCTACTTTTGGTTTATATGCTGTTAATAGAACCTTCAATGAAGATGCTGGTTGTGCGAGATTTACTGTATTTGAAACATAAATTACTTCATGTGGATCATTTGATAATGAATTTACTCTAGAATCTTTAGTATAATCAGATATTGGATTGTTAATATCATCTAAAATAAATTCTACAGTAGAAGTATCTGTAAATACTATTGGAGAAAGATTTTCATCAGTAGTATTAAATGTTAAGGTAGAATTGAATGATCTTCTTCCAGATACATTGTCAAATTGTGATTGATTTAATTCATTAACTCTAGAAGCAACCATACGAACAGAAGTTAAATCATTCTCTCTATTTGGTGTCACTTCTTCAATAGTATTTGGAAGTGTGAATGAAACTTCATTTCCATCTATACTAGTTCCTGATGTAGTTCTAATATTGGAAGTTACAGAAGTTTGTCTTCCTGGAGCAATAATATCAAATCTAGGATTAATTCTATTGAACATGATATTTTCCGATGCTTTAATATTATTTCCACCACCAATCAATAATGTTGAGAACGATGCTTGTGGCAATGAACCGTTTGTAGACCTATCAATTCCATTTGTAGATCTATCAACTTCAATATAGTATGAATCACTTTCAATTCCAATATCAGAAATATCATGAACTACATTATTAATTCTCCTCAATGAAAGTCCATTGAACTCATATTTCATTACTGTGTCATTAATTGCATGATCCTCTGCAATTCCTTCTACTGCTCTTGAGTTGATAGTTAATAGATTGCCTGCTGCACTCTCATACGCAATAACTTCATCACCAATTTTAACATATCCAAGATTGTTAGTGTTAACAGGTTGTCCTTCAAAAGTAGTAAATACTGTTGAATCGTCAACTGAAATAGTTGTACTAGATGAAGCTGTGGCACTAAGATTGGACGTTAATACTGCGGGTGCTGTATCTGAAGAAATATCACTTAATAGAACTTTATTATTATTTGCATACATTCCATGATTAAAGTGTTGAACTTGGAAATAATTTCCAGAATTAATTCCCGAATCTTCGGTTGAAGATGTAACATCAGTATTACCAAGAGAAACTTTGGCATTTGTATCATCAAAATAGACTAAATCTCCAAGTGGAATTGAACCTTGAACATTACTAAGGAATAATTTGTCAACATGACCACTAGCAGAAATACTGATGATTGCATTTCTACCTGATGTATTGGCACCATTAACAATTGAAACAGTATCTCCAGTTTTGTATCCTGATCCTTTATTATTAACAGAAACGGAGGTAATACTACTACCGATACCAACAGAACCTATATCTACAGTCAGTCCACTACCTCTACCCGAAATATTGATAGTAGAAGCATTAGTCTGAAGTGAATAATTTGCTCCACCATTCAATACACTAGCACCAGTAGCACTACTTCCTGTAGAAACAATAGTTCCAAAACTATTTCCTGCACCGGCAATTCTTCTACCTGCGGTCAAAATTCCAACCAGTGTAGAATCACTTGCAGGAGTAATTGGAGTAATGCCAAGTGTTACATTTTTTGGTAGTGCTGTTAATGTATTCTGATCAAGAGTAGGAACATATCCATTACTACTATCAAGAGGTGGATTTGCAAAATGAACAATACCCGTGTCTGCTGTGAATTTTGCCTTATAGAGTTTAAACTTAAGATCTGACTCTTGAGCAGGAGTCCATACTGATCCATTTTGTGATTTAAAAAGACTTCCAAGAGCAAATTGCTTGGTATATCTTACAGATTCTGTAGGAGGGAGATCCGTAGTTTCAATAGTTGTTTCTCCCATTTTTGCTGTCCAAACTTCATATTGATCAGAGTTTGGAGCAAGTAGAACTATTGCGTATTCCTGTCCGGGTGGAAGATAAATTGGATAATCAAAGACAACTGTAGTTGCAGTTTTTCCGTCTGCCGAGGTTGCTATTTGATCGGGTGTCAGTGTTTTTGGTTCACCTACAATATCTAATGTTGGTATACCCAATTCTACAGTTCTCATTTCAACTGTAAGTGGTTGACCTCCACTTGGTTTTGATGCGAAGAATAAATCTACCTTAGTTACAAATACTCCATTATCATCATCAGTATCACCAAACCCAGTTGGAGCATCAATATCTCTACCAACAACAAAACTTTGTGCTAGTGGATCTACTCTACGTGCCCTTACATTTCTTCTGGTTGTA